GATTTGCTTATTGTACCTTTTCCCAATATATGAAAGAACGTCTTCTTCTTTTAATTCAGGTAGATTACTTGATCCATCATCTCCTCCTCCTCCATCATCACTTGCCGCCTCTGCTGCTGCTGCTGCTGCCGCTGCTGCATCGTCTGCCGCTGCCTGCTGCTGTTCATGTTCATTAAGTACCTGAGCTTCTAACTCAGCTTGGCTTTTTGTTTCTTCGCCTTCAACTAATCTAACTGCTTTAAATTCCATTTTATTAAGATTTGATTTGTCGCAAATTTAAACAAAATTTTTATATTTTTTATCGTGGTTCAAATTCAGAAAATTCAAAGCCATCTAAACTATCTTCATTTGATTCAAAATTGATAGAAGGAAGATTGTTTTTTCTTTGCTCAATAAGCTTTGATTGCTGAGTGTTTTGAATACTTACACGCTTATCCTTAGCTTCCTCCTTCTTCATTTCTCTTTGACTCAAAGTGCCCGCTTGGATCTGAGCAAGCTGTTGATTATACCTGAATTCCTCAGCCATCAATTGAGTTTTAAGGAAAGCTTCTTGCTTCATCTTTTCTATTTCAAATGCAACTTCAGCTTGCTTTACCTTCATCTTTGACTGAGTATCCATATCGATCTTTTGCATAGCAATCTGCCCTGCCAATTCTTGAGACTTCAATTGTTGTTCAGATATAATAGCTTGCTTTTGCATAGCCATCTTCTCTTCCCTTTGCTCCTTCTTGATTCGCTTCATCTTCAGTAATTGGTTAGCAAGCTTGATGTTTCGGATCTCTCTGATATCAATAGCATCCTCAATGTCAATATTACCTCTTGATAAAGCCATCTGAATATTCTGCTCAAGCTGACTTTTCTGCTCTTCGTCAGGAGATATCTCAATGAATATACCGAAGTCATATATGTACAAGTCGGATATGTTCCCTAATAAAGAAACATTGTACCTTCCTATCTGATTAATGAACTCATCTTTAAAATCAGCGTACTCTAATATGTCGGCAATCCTGTAAGTAAGAGCCTCAGCCAATGATCTGTAAATAAACAATCCACCCTCAAGGATATGACGAGTTGCTGTATTTGAATTGAGCGCAGCAAGTTTCTGTAATCCAACAAGAGAGTTAGGATCCGGATTAGATCCATCACGAGCTTCATTCAAGCCTGTAACAGTCCTGATCATATCCATGTAGTGATTGTAATTAGCAATCAACATCTGAGTCTTGGATGCACCCGAGTTAGATGTAAGCTGAGTAATTGGAACACGAGCGTTATTAAACTCACCATCTTGAGTGTAGCTTCTTCCAATAACACTACCTGTTTGGAAGTATAATCGAAGAGCGTCCTCCGGATTGTAAGCAGCTCCTGTACCAAGATCAACCTCATTAAGCCCATCGGCATCAATGAATACACCATCAGGTACAACACGGGCAATTACTTGCTGAAGCTTTAAGTGAGTAATCTGAATAAGATCAGCAAAAGGAATCATCCTTCTTACTAAAGACTCAATCACACCCTTATACATTCTTGGAGCACAAGCTACATACATTGGAAGAGCATGCTGAGAAGCAGACTTGGGACGAACCATGTTCTGAGCCAACTCCCATTTCAATAAGATATTGGTTCCCATTACCATGATTCCTTCGTACCAAACGTCAATCACTTTTTCAATCTTCTCAAAGTTCCCTTCCTCCATCATATCAACAGGAGGATTGAAGTTATCGTCTTTCTCAATTACCCGAGTCCCTCCATTGTCAAGCATTTTCTTTTTGTATACAATCTTTTTTGTAGTCTTATAGTTGAAATAAAGAAGAGTACATGTATCTTTTGCAAACAGACTATTCTCGTAGAACCTTGCTGTATTGTAGTAGTCATACCAACTCTGACTATACTGAGAGATCTGCTGTAAATCTTCAGGAGTTAAAGATTGATCAATCTTGTATAGTTCAGTAATAGGAAGTGTTTTAATTTCTCCCCAATAAAAACAATCTTTAAAATAAGGATCCTCTGTGTAGCTATAAACTAAGTTAGCAGGATCAACATAGGATACCTTAACACCCATTCCGGGAAGAAACTCATGTTTAGCCGCAGAAATGCCAAGAACAGTTGCATCATAATCGAGTCTTTTTCTTATTTCTGAATAATGATTCTCATCAAAAATAGTATTAATCGCCTCTTCCTCAGCTATCTCTATGGCAGGCTTATACTTAAGCTGCATGTGCAATGACAACTCATCGTCATTTTCAGGCAGCTCTTCAGGATCCATCATAAATGGATTAACCCCTGTCTTCTGTTGTATAATCTCAAGAACTCCTTTAGCCGCCATCTGTCCCTCTATCATTTCTTGATAGGCGTTTCTGTGAGATTGAGACAATGCATCTTGAGCGTAAGCTTTTACTTTGAATAATCTATCAGACATCCCATTAACCACAATGTCAACAAACTTAGGTATCACGGGAACCGGTGTCCAATCTAAATTCATGTAAGATAAATCACCGTCAACCGAAAGTTCATTCTTGTATTTAGCCACAGACTGTTCACCTCTTGCGTATAATCTCAAATTGTGGAAGTCTCTCCACTGAGAGTAATACCTACATGAGTTACTGTCTTTTCGGAACCACTCGTATTGAATCGCTTGGCCAACCTGAAGTCCAAATTCTTCCGAAGCCTTCTCAGCGTCAGTCGCAAATTGGCTTGGAAAACTTGTAGCTAATACATTTACAATTACATCTTTCATTGAATCAATTCACTTAAAGTTCCATTATTTTTATATCTTGCGAAGTTAATACTTATTTTCTTTTCTTTTTTCTCAGGTATATAAAGATGTTTTTGGTTAGCCATGATAGCTAACCCTGAACTAATAGACGCATCAAATTTAGTTCTGTTGTTTATATCAAACTTCCCCCAATCCTCAAGCGTCCGGGTAAATAACATATTCCCCATCTGATCAGGATCCCTATAAGTTCCTGACTGATCAAGCCCTACAAACTTTTCTATGTACGATTCAATCGCGGCAGCATGAGATTGCTTAACATCCTCAGATGTGTTAGGTATCCCCCCGAGCTCACGCTCAGTGTTGGATAACTTAGCATAAAGCTTATCCGGCCTGTTCATGCAGAATCCACGATACCCTCTATTTTTAAAATGATAAAGCAATCTTGGTTTGTTATTCTCCGCTAATATAGGCATGCCGTAAAATACACAAGCCATTAACACTTCTTCAAAAAATATCTCCGCAGTCTGAGGTCTTGCTACATATTCTAAAAAGAATTCATTTACAGGAGCTTCATCCATATGAAACTTGGTCATGCCATGAAGAGATCCATTGGATCCTCTGCCGTCTACCACAGCAGAGATGTCATAAGAGTCACATCCAAAAGATCCTATATGCTCATTGCCCGGGAATTTTATTCCGTTCCTGACATGAACATTATTCTGCAGAGCTTTATTTGGAACCCAACTCACAAGAAACCTACCCTTTTTGTCCGGCATAAAGATCACCTGAGTATCTTTAATTCCATCCTTCCACATGAAAGATCCACGGGTAAGGTAATGATCCTTTATGATTGAATCATTGTAATCGATCTGCTGATATATCTTCGTAAGATTAAATAGAGCTTGTTTACTCTCATCTCTGAAAGCGTGAGACTCAGTACGAGGGAACTGTCTGTAGAATTCATTTAAAGCGTCCGCATCGTTTTTTAAAGACTCAACTTCATTCTCCCAATAATCAATAGCACCATTGGTGATCCAAGCTCCATCTACACCCTTTACAGGAACAGATGGCTTCCTGAATACAGGCATGCCGTACATGTCAATAAAACCTTCCATATTCCATTCCATAGGAATGAATAAAGAATACAGTCCGCTTTTGGTCTGACCATTGGCATTCCTCACCATTACATTGGAGTCCTCGTATATATCCTTAAAATTCTGACCTCCTTTAGCAAGAGCGTTAGATGTAGATCCCATCATGCACTTTCCAATAATCTTACTACCCAATCTCAAACAGGTCTTGGTTACCCGCCAATTCTCTTTGATATTGTTAGGCTTCACCCACTTACCACTCTCATCATGGATGAGCAACTTTAGTTTCTCTCCATCATAAGAGTTATCTTCAGTATTCTTCCAATCTATTGTGGTGTCAAGACCTTCTATCGCTTCCTGAGAAGTGTCGTACATATTCTTCTTCGTAATCT